GAGACCAACAGCGACCGCCTGTATTGTGTTAAACGCAGTGGCATCCTTGACAGTGATGATTTCACCTTGGATGGCATTGAGGAAATCGACCTAGACACTTATCTACAACGACTACACTGGGAGCCACCTATCGAAGAAGACCTTGAGCTTCTCGACGAACTTGAACTGATAGACTAATGGAAGACCAAGAACCACTTACAGACATTGAGCAGAGCCGCGCTGACACTGGCTTCAGATACTATGTCGTCCAACCCGATGTCTACACAGGACTTGTTAGCGCAGTAGATGCTGACCGGGGCTATCCTAACAAACAAGGAACTACGCTCACCGGACTTCCACCTGTTGCTAACCTAGCTGAAGCTACGGACGACTCAGGGCGACTCATTGCTATTGACTGTTGGCGGTTTACCGAGAACGATGACCTAATGCTTGAGGGAACTGACGGCGTCGAGGAGCTTACTCAACTAGAATTTTTAGCACTTAAACCTGAAGCAGAAGAAACACTTTAATGAATGGAACTTCAATCGAGTCTCAATACATCGCCTTAGAAAGCGAGAGGCATTCTTTCCTAGACAGAGCGCGACAAGCCTCTAAGCTTACCCTTCCGTATGTGATGCCGGAAGATGGACATAATTCTCATTCACGTTTAGAAACACCCTTTCAGGGCATTGGAGCAAGAGGGGTCAACAATTTAGCATCCAAGTTACTACTAGCCTTATTGGCTCCCAATGCCCCGTTTTTCCGTCTTAACTTTGACGAACCCAAACTGCGTCAAGAAGGCGCAACCCAAGAGATTATCTCAGAAATGGAAATCGCTCTTCAACGTGTTGAGGAGTCGGTCATGGAGGAGATTAGTAAACAGTCCTACCGTGTAGGCGTTCACGAGCTTCTCAAGCACTTAATCATCACTGGTAATGCGCTGTGTTACATCCCGGAGGAGGGTGGTATGCGTGTGTTCCATTTGGACCGTTTTGTTATCAAGCGTGACCCTATGGGTAATCCTTTTAAGATTATCACAAAAGAGACTCTCGACTACAATACACTTCCCGATAACGTAAAGGAAGCCGCCGGGCTTATCGACGGTGACACCTTAGGTCGTAACTGTGACCTGTTTACCTGTGTTGAACTACAGGGCAAGAAGTGGACAGTCAGGCAAGAGGTCAAAGGAACTCTTGTAGAAGGCTCTGTGGGAACCTTCAGTAAAGAAAAACTACCGTATATCCCTCTTCGTTTCTCTAAGATTGACGGAGAAGATTATGGTAGGGGATATGTAGAAGAGTATCTTGGTGATTTAATCAGCCTAGAGACTCTCACCCAAGCTATTGTTGAAGGTTCAGCAGCGGCTGCTAAAGTGTTGTTCCTAGTTAATCCTAACGGAACCACACGAGCTAAGACTCTCGCTGAAAGCCCTAACGGTGCAATCACCCAAGGAAACACCAACGATGTTTCTGTGTTGCAGCTTAACAAGGCAGCAGACTTCAGTATCGCAGCGCAAACCGCTGACAGCATCAAAGAGCGACTTGGGCAAGCCTTCCTGCTTACCTCAGGAGTTGTCAGGCAAGCTGAGCGTGTTACAGCAGAAGAGATTAGAATGCTCACCTTAGAGCTTGAGTCTGCGTTAGGTGGACTCTACTCCCTCCTTAGTAACGAACTTCAGCTTCCTATGGTCAACCGGGTCATGGACATTATGGCCAAGAAGAAGCGCATGCCTAACCTACCGAAGGACTTGGTTAAGCCTGTTATCATTACGGGAGTAGAAGCTCTTGGTAGAGGAAACGACCTACAAAAATTAGATTTGTTCTTGGCTGGAGCTGCACAAGTGGTTGGACCACAAGCTATCGGTCAGTTTGTTAATGTTGAAGAATACTTCAAACGCAGAGCTACTAGTCTTGGAATCAAGACCAGAGGACTCATCAAGACGCAAGAAGAAATTCAACAAGAAGCGCAACAAGCTCAGATGATGTCAATGGCAGAAAAAGCAGCGCCTCAGGGCGTAGCAGCCTTAGGCAACATCGCTAAAGAATCTGTCTCAAACGAAGCCGCAATGGCTGAGCAAGAGGCACCTCAACAACAACAATAGAAAAAATGGCTGACACCCACATCATTAATGATAAAACAGAAAGCGAGCAAATCTCTCTAGAAGAGGAAGCAGCCGCTATTCAAGAACAAGAAGTCCAAGTTGACGACCGTCCAGAGTGGCTTCCTGATAAGTTCAAAACACCAGAGGACTTAGCAAACGCCTACAACAACCTTGAAGGTAAGTTAGGCTCTAACGAGGAGACTCAACAACAACAAGAGGACTTACCTCCGACTGAGGTTCAAGACTCTACAGAGGAAGACTCTCAGACTTCGGCAATTATCGCTGCTTCTGATGAGTTTTCAGAACAAGGACAACTAAGCGAAGACACCTATAAAACTCTTGAAGCTAGCGGCCTTAGTCGTAACCTAGTTGACTCGTATATCGAAGGACAACAAGCACTACAGGCTTCTGGAGAGGCTGAGTTGTTAAACGAAATCGGAGGCCGTGAGGCTTACGAACAAATCTCTGAGTGGGCCTCTGAAGCTCTTAGCGAAAACCAACTCGACGCATACAACAAAGCACTTGAAACAGGAACTGATGAGCAAGCCTCGCTAGCTCTAGACTGGATTAAGACTAAGTATGAAGCGTCTAATGGTGTTAGTCCTTCTTCTTTTATTCAAGGAGGAACTAAAGGTTCTGGAGAATCAGCTTTCGAAAGTCGCGCTCAAGTATTAGCAGCAATGTCTGAAAGAGACGCTAGAGGCAAAAAGCGTTACGAGGTTGACCCTGCGTATCGCAAAGAAGTTGAGCGCCGTCTCGCAATATCAACCATGATATAAAACATGAATATTATTAACTACATCATAGACAACAAGGACACCCTCATTAGCACCCTTACCGCTATTGTTGCAGCAGCTTCAGCTATTGCAGCTCTAACGCCGACACCGACTGATGACGGGTGGGCTGCTAAGCTCTACAAGATTGTTGACTGGCTTGCCCTTAATATCGGCAACGCCAAAGACAAAAGCTAAACCATTAACAAATAATCCCATGCCTAAAGTTGGAAAAAAGAAATACCCTTACACGGCTGCTGGAAAGAAGGCAGCTAAGAAAGCAGCTAAGAAGTCTGGTCTCTCTATTAAGAAGAAGGCTAAGAAGTGAAACCACAAGTAACCTTCAGTTGAAGTAGAGCATGATTAAGCTCATCGTCTCCCTTCTCTTGCATTTCCCTAAACTTGCTGACATGTTTTTTGAGATTCGTGACGAATATACTAAACACTATAAAAGCCGCCGCCGCTCTCGTATGGACGACCGTATTGATGAGTGGGTGCGCGGTGATAAAGAAAAGTGAAATTCCAGTTTTTATTGAACGTCTTGAAGCGCATTCTTTCTCTGCTGACGAAAGAGAAACCATTGGAGACCTCCTCCGATACGCCGCCGAGCTTGAAGCACGATGAGCTAGTTGCTATCTGTGTTGGTCATTCTCGTAGAGGAGACAAAGGGGCTGTTAACATAAAAGGAGACAGCGAGTGGAAATACAACAGCAAAGTAGCCAAAGCCCTTAAAAAAGAGCTTAAATACCGAGGCATAGACAGTAAGGTGTATTCTTCTTATGAGGGAAAGACTTACCGTGAGGCTATGGATTTCATAAAAGATAAGCTAAAAGAAGACGGCGCTGAATTAGCCCTTGAGCTTCACTTTAACGCTTACACAGGCAGAGCCAAAGGATGCTCTATGCTTTACAATAGCCCAAACAGCGAAAGCAAAAGGCTAGCTGAAGAACTACAGTTCTCAGTATTAAAAGATTTTGACACGATAGACAGAAGAACCAAAGGTCTCAACAAAGGAGACCGGGGTTTGTTGTTTGCTGAAAACGACTACATTCCTACTGTTTTATGTGAACCATTTTTCGGAGACAACAGACAAGACTGTGAGTTGTTCTCTGACTACAGACTGTTGGCGTCTAGTTACGCTAACGGCATTGAAGAATTTCTAGTTGGGAAAGTTAACTAGTAACCGGAGCGCCCGAAAGGATAACGCTAACGAGCGAACGAAACCGTAACTAACGAAGAACCCAAAAAAAACTAAACTTAAACTATTAAACTATTATGGCTAATGGCTCAATTATCCCGTCACGCTTAGGTCAATCCAACCTAGCTGGCGATACCAACGCTTTGTTCCTCAAAGTGTTCTCAAACGAAGTTCTTACAACGTTCGAAGAAGCGAATGTTATGAAGGAATTACATACTGTTCGTACTATTTCGAGCGGTAAGTCGGCGCAGTTCCCAACTATGGGTAAAGCTTCTGCGAAATACCACACTCCCGGAGCTGACATCTTTGAAGCTGGTTCTACCTACGCTTCTCAGATTAAGCACAAAGAGCGTGTCATCAACATTGACGATGTTCTTGTAGCTGCTACTTCGATTGCTAACATCGATGAGCTTAAGAACCACTACGACGTTCGGTCTGCGTATAGCACCGAGCTGGGACGTGCGCTTGCTAAGCGTTTCGACGAAGCAACCATGAAAACTCTCGTAGCGGCTTCTCAGGTTAACCACGCAGACCGTACTAACCCAGACGCATCCCAAGGCATCGTAATTGACTTGGGGTCTACTGGAATGCCTGCTAACGTTGACACCGCTGCTAACCTTATTTCGTTGTTTCGTATTATTGCACAGAAGTTGGACGAGCAAGACATCCCATCTGAGGACCGCTTTGCTGTTCTAGCTCCTGAGCAGTATTACTTGCTTGCGGGTTCTGACAGTAACGCAATCAATCGCGACTTCGGTGGCGCTGGTAGCATTGCTTCTGGCTCTATTTTGAAGCTTTCTGGTATTAGCATTAAAACCTCTAATAACTTGCTTACATCGGGCATCGTTAGCAATGACGTTGCTGGTGATGACGTGAATGCTAACAACAACCCGTTCGATGACGCTGATGGCGGCTCGGGTGGTAAAGGTTACCTTGATGCTGGTCTTAACACCCTTAAGCTCGTTGCTGGTCACAAGTCAGCTATCGGAACTGTTAAGCTCATGGACCTTGCTGTTGAATCTGAGTATTCAATGTCTAAACAGGCTACCCTCATGCTTGCTAAGTATGCAATGGGTCACGGCATTCTTCGCCCAGAAGCTGCTGTGAGTGTTATTGCCTAAACAACTAACCTATTAGGGGTCTCCTTAGAGTAATCTTTGGAGGCCCCTTTTTTTCTTATGAAGAAAAGAGCAAACCTACGAATCAAACATAAGTCTAAGAAAGGCGGTCTCAACAAAAAGGGACGAGACTACTATAATCGTAAGACTGGCTCTAAACTCAAAGCTCCGGTAACGGAGAAAAAACCTAAAGGAAAACGGGCTGCTCGTAAGCGTTCGTTTTGCGCCCGCATGTCAGGCGTTAAAGGACCCATGAAAGACAAAAAGGGTCGTCCTACAAGAAAGGCGTTGGCTCTTAAACGCTGGCGTTGCTAACTCTAAATAATCAAATGGCTCTCACTACAGAACTAGAAAGCGTAAACCAAATGCTTGGGCATATTGGTGAAGCACCCATAAACTCAATCTCAAATGAAGCAGCACTTCCAATCTCAGCTAGCACCGCTTTAGTTGTTCTACGTGAAGTTTCAAAAGAAGTGCAAACTGAAGAGTGGCACTTTAATACCATAACTGACTACGAACCCGTAAAAGAAGTTTCTGGTAAACTTAAGCTCCCCGACAATACGCTATTCGTAGACGCTACCGACACTCGAAATGATGTCGTTCAGAGGGGTTTGTATTTGTATAACCGCAAAGACCGCACTGATGTATTCACTGAGACAATCAAGTGTGACCTCACCGTTCAGCTAGACTGGGACGACCTCGCAGAGGTTGCTCGACGTTACATCACTCTACGCGCTTCTAGGCTCTTCCAAGGCCGCATGGTAGGCAGCACCGAGCTGCAATCACTAATTGCTCTAGACGAAATGCAAGCTCGCGCTCGTCTTCTTGAGCTTGACTCTCAATCTTCTGACCGCACCATCTTCGACAGTGAGGATGTCTATCGCCGTATCGGTGTTCATCGCAACTACAATATCTACTAATGCCCTTAATCAACACTTCTGTAACCAACCTCATCCAAGGGGTTTCTCAGCAACCTGACGCTGTTCGCTTCTCAGGTCAATGCGAGGAACAACTAAACGCTCTACCCAGCGTTGTGGACGGTCTTCAGAAGCGCCCTTCAAGTGAGTTAGTTGCTCGTATCAGTGATAACTCCGCGCTCAACCAAGCGTCTAAGGTTCACTTCATTCAGAGGGACAATGATGAGAGGTATGTTGTTATAGTTAACAGTAAGAACAGCACAACCATAGAAAGCACTCAGCATTCTATCTCTGCATTTAACCTTGAGACAGGAACACAAGCTACTATCACTGAACGCTACTTAGGTGTTGTTGAGTCTGTAGAAGACTTCGGGTCTTATGTAATCGCTACTCTAACCCAGAAGTGTCCAGTTACTGTTGCCTCTACTGACGCAGCAAGACTAGGGACTGCTCGTATAATAGAGGGACCCAGCAAAGGAACTACTTCTTATAATGTGTTGTCTGTTGCTTCCGACACTAACCGCAAACAAGTTAAGATAAGCGGAGGGAATATTAATCTGTATGGTAGTGACTCAAAAGAATCTCAGAGTGTAATTGAATACACAGTAAATAACACGCCCAACTCTGACCTTGAGTTAGACGAAAGGAACTACCTTAATGGTCTTATCAGCGGCAACGCAGACACAGAGACACTCCCGGCTGATGACATTAAGATGTATACCACGGGAGATGTTACTTATGTGTTAAACACTAAGAAGACGGCAGCTAAGGACACCACTACTAGCTCACCTGTCAGTGATGATGCTTTGGTGTTTATTAAGCAAGGAGACTACGACCGTAAGTATGGAGTAACCGTCAAGACAGAAGAGGAGACCTACACCAACTGGGTTTACTCAGGAAGTTCTCAGAGCCTACAAAGCTCCACTCTATTTAACAGACCTAGAGAAGCTAGAACTGAGTTTATCTTAGGTAACCTTTTTGAAGGCTCCTTGTTTAACGTGAAAACAAGAGCTACTAGCCCTCCCTATGTTTCTACTCCTCCAGAAATATACTACGACAAACCTTTAAACATAGTCCCTCCTCAATCATTCATAGAAACAAGCGTTCCTCACATTGGTTCAGCGGGTGATGTAAAAACAGGTGGACTTCCCATAAACAA